CTGGCCGCATCGGTCCAGGGCTGTCCCCCCTCTTGGCGGCCGGACAAGACCACCTCTTTCTTGTCCTGCATCGATCGATAGAGCATTTCATCTCTCCATGGAAGTGCGGGGGCCCCGCAGGCCCCCGCATAGTAGCACACTCAGCGCCGTAGCGCCAGTGGATCAGTAGCCGTCGCCCGGGTAGGAGACGTCCACCAGCTTGACCATCGGCATCTCGCGGATGTCGGCCATCGGCTGGTTGCTGATGTCATAACCCGGGGGCATGACGTTGAACTTGGCCATCTCGCCGGAAGGGGTGCCCTTCTTGTCGATGTAGCCCGAGGTCTGGAACCCCGTCATTTCCTTTTCCATTGCCATGTCAGTTCTCCTGGTCAGGCGGGGGTGGTGAGGTTGGCGTCGTACGCGAGGCCATACTCGATGGCGAACGCGCTGATCGCCGTGGCGTCGGTGCCGCGCAGGATGTGCACCGTGTCACCGGCGAAGACGTCGATGCCACCCTCCGCAGTGTTGGTGCCCGCCTGCACATTGCCGGACGTCCCGGTGCCCGACAGCTGGATGCGCGTGAACACACCCGCCGTCATGGTGCCGGTGCCGGTGCCGAACGACAGAGCGAACGGACCGTGCGTGGCGGTGGACGTCGCCGCGCCGTTGCGATTGAAGACGTGGATCAGGCTGAACTGGTCCGCGTTGATCGCGACATGCGTGCCGGTGCCGTTCCAGGCGGTCTGCGTGCTGGTGCCCGCCGTGAGCGAAGCCGCCTGGATGGCGTAGACCTTCATGTTGGTGAAGGCCACGAACTTGCCGAAGTTCGTGCTGGCTCCGGCCGTGTTCTGTCCGAAGCCGTGCGACATGCGCACGACGCTGGCCGGATGGTCGTACGAAACGGATCGTTGCGTCATGATGTGCGCTCCTCAGGCTTGGCTGTCCCACTTGACGATGCGGGCGTTGGACGCCAGGGTGTGGACGATGCCGAACCCACCCAGGTAGTACCACGCCACCCCCTTGCTGCGACCGTAGTCGCTGGGGATCTTGCCACGCATCTCCTCGGGCACCGCGATCGCTTCGGCGACGGTGTCGTTGCCGAAGAAGAAGATCCAGTCGCTCCTGCCCTGCGACCACGCGGTCCCGGTGAGACCGTCGGTGCTGCGCCCCTTCACGATGTTGGTCTGCTCGACGTACCGGACGTTCTCGTAGCGCCCGATCTCGCCGTTCATGATCATCTTGAAGCCAGCCTCCGTGTACTGGTGGATGCTCTCCAGGTTGTTCTTGAACGTGCGCAGGGTCGTCGGCCACGCCAGGGCGTAGTAGTCGTCCCCGATGTAGGCGGGGATGTTGCGCTCCTTCATCGTGTCGACGATGGACTTGGCGTGCCCATTGTTGAACGCGATGGTGTTGGTGCCCGTGACCGTGCCGTTGGTGAACAGCGTGATCGCCGCCGTGTCCGTGCCGTTGGTCGGCAGCACGCGCAGCGGGGTCTGGTCGAACTGGTACCACGCCAGCCGGTCGAACGCCTTGACGGCGTCGTTCTTCAGCACCTTCTGGATCAGCTCCATCACGGGGAACTTGGACAGGTTGTCCAGCTTGCCCGAGTACGGAACGCTGTTGCCGGCTTCGCTGATCGTCAGGGTGCCCTGCGTGATCGTGAAGTTGGTTTCCGGCATCGTGTTCGTCTCCACGAGGTTGCCGCCAGCGGTGGCGACATCCGAGAAGACGTCCCAGGTGAACAGGTCACCCTTCTTCTTGCCCTGCTGCGATGCGTCACGAACGTCAGCGAACTGACGGAACTTGACCAGCGGTTGCACCGCCATACGCAGCACGTTGCTCAGTTGGCGGCTGTACATGAAGCCGCCAAGAGAGTTCACTGCCCAGACTTGTCCAGCCATTGTAGCGACTCCTTAGCCTCTCATCCACTGAGGTCCGCCGCGTTTCTGCGCCATTGCGGCGATCACGGCAGACGGTGAATCGTCTGTTTCGTCATCCTCGACACGCGCAGGCTTGGACTTGACTGAGGTCGAAGTCGGAACCTTGCGTGCCGAAGCCTTCTTTTCCTCCTTTTCGGCAAGCGAAGTTTCCTGCCTTGCGGCGGGAACCAGCGACTGCTTCCAGGAGCGGATTTCTTCACCGATCTGGCTGTAGCGGTCCCAGTACGGACGGACGTCGCCTTCCTGGATCAGCTGAGCGTCTCTGTCGAGAGCCAGCTTCTTCAGGACGGGATCGGTCCAGACGTCGTTGTACTCGGTGCTGAAGCGGTCGATTGCGGTGTTGAAAGAGAGGCGTTCGTCGATGGTGCGCGAAACGTCGTCCCGGCTGAGGGATGGACTGGCACTGACTTGACTGCGCAGCTTTCGCAACGCGCCAAGGGCCTCCTGCTCTGTGCCCACTTGTATCGCGCGGACAAGCGCGAGATCCTCATCGTCTTGACGACGCTGAAGCTCATTCGGGTCTTGCTGCGGCTGGGCCATCTGCTCCAGACGCCGCTTGGTTTCGGCCGCTTGACGGAGGTACTCGTCAGCCGCCTCGATTTTCTGTGCACGGGCGAGAAGCTCCGACTCGGTCAGCTCGAGATCACGCCCGTTGACACGCAACTTGTACCGCTTCTCGGCAGCGGGGGTCTCTTGTGTGATCTTTTCCGACGTCTGCGAGGTGGTCTCATCGGCCACCTCTTCTTCCGTGGGTTGCCCATTGGTCTCGACGGTGAACGGCTCGGTCGTGTCGTCGTCGTTGACGAACGCAAGCTCTTCTGCCCGCGCCGTGTCCGTTTGATCAGCGATGGCGTTCAGTTGCGCGACGCGGGCGTCGTTGCCCGTACCCACTGCACCTTCGCCGCTGATCTCGGTGTCGTCATTCATCGGAAGAATCTCCTTCAAGAAGCTCTAAGGCCTTGACCCCATCCACTACGGCCTCTGTGAGCCAGGACTCGAACATCTGTGCGACGCGCACTTCGTTCTGAGCCTTCATCACGGCGCGAGAGTCTGTGGGGTCAACAGACTTTAGCTCCTCGATGGCCGCACTATAGCACTCCTGCGCGCGGTTGCGCAAGTATTGGCCAATGTCAGAGCCCCAAAAGAGCTCCACTTGACGTCCGAAGGACGCACGCTCAAGAAGCTCTTGGTTGTCCATTGCCCATGATCTGTGAGAAGTGGGTGGCCAGGGCACGCTTGTTCTCGTTCTCTTCTTGAATGAGAGCAACGTCCTTCTTGCCGGCATTGCTGATCCTGGTCTTCTCGAGAGAAGCCTCAACCTGCAGCGTCTTGTCTTGCACCTTGAGCGTCAGCTCCTGAATCTGCATCATCGCAGCACGGAGTTGCTGCTGCAGATTGTCTACCTCAGGGTTGTCAGAGGTGAAGAACCTGCTGCCGTCTTGGTAGCCAAGATGCCCGAAGACCTCCTTGCCCACCTCCACGGTGTTGATGCCCGGGATGGGGTTCCGCACCATCTCCGAGTACAGATTCATCGCCATCAGGAACTTCTGCAGCTTCTGTCCTGGGTCCGTGGCGCCCATGCCCACGTTCACGGTGAGCGTGATCTCCTGGTTCAAAAGCTCGTCCGTGATCTCGTCCATGCCGAACCGCTGAAACAGAGAGCTGTTCTTCGTGGCAATGGCGAGGATGACACGGTCAGTCTCGTACTTCTGCTCGAGCAGGATGAGCTGCCGCAGCACCGGCTGCACGAACGTCTCGACGTAGGTGCGGATCAGATACTCGACGAGCGTGCCGTTGCTCTGGTTCAGCATGCTCATGTTGCGGGCGGGCGCGTTCGAGCCACCCGCCATCATGATGGCCGCTGGGTTGAAGTTGCCGAGCAGCTCGTCCATGGACAGGTCCAGGCCCTGCTGCTCCATATAGCTGCTCTGTGTGACGTCCGGCCACGAGATCTCTCGTACGTCGTTTATGGGGTCGTTCATCAGCACGACGCCACCGGGCACGTTGCGCACGAGGCCCGACAAATCGACGTCCACGCCCCGCTTGGCGAACCACTTCTTGTTCAGTGCGAACTTGACGTTGTCGATGCGCTGGTTCGCGATCTCGTTGACTTCATCAGCCAGACCACGGGCCAGCATGGGCACGCTGGTCGGCATCGGCTTGTGAGTCTCGAGAATGCACGAGCCGATGACGTACGGGCGGCGACCGTGGAACACTGAGTCGACGAGCGGCGTAGCGTCCGTGAGCAGACCGTACTCGCCCAGGGTGTAGAACTCGTAGTCTACGCTGTCCTTGCGATGGATGTGCCGGTGCACCCAGGCGATCTCGTAGTCTCCCAGGGCGCGAGTGTCGGCACTCTGCGGATCTTCCTTGTTGGCGTTGCGGGCGATGCGCGTGCTGTCGAAGTTGCTGCTGGCCGTAGCGAGGTTGAGTGGAAGCTCCTTCCACTCTCCGCTCTCCATCTTGGCACGGACATCCATGGCCAGCATGGGAATCATGTGGATGAAGTACGGACTCGTCTCCACCACGTTGATCCAGCTGGCGCTGGGGTCGAACCGCACGTTCTCGATGGGCACGAGATCCACTTGCGGCTTGTCGACGTTGTGGACCTCGTCGTACATCCAATGCACATGCCCGCACACGACGCCAGTGGTCTGCGCGTCTTGCAGCCCACCCAGCACGATCTGGAACCAGGGGATGGTCTTGGTCAGCCGATACTGAAGAATGTTCTTCATGATCTCGGCACTCATCTGCTGCATCTTGTCTGACTGGTCGTTGGCAGACAGACTGACGACATCCACGTTGCTGAAGAACGCGGCCGCAGCGGCAGCCTCGTTCTTGCGAATCACTGCCCGGATCTTGGGTCGGTACAGTCGACTGCGCTTGTCGTACGCCGGAGCATTGTATTTGCTGTCCGACGGATGCATGTTGTTGAAGGCACGGATACTGTCCTCCCACGACTTGCGCCAGTTCCCGTCCATGTAGCTGGTGCTGGAACGGAAGGCACTGCGGGCACGGGCCAGCCAGTCCCTGTCGTCGGCATTCTCATCCGGGTTCCCACTCTGCGCAGTGGGCGGAGTGTTGACAGGCATCATGTCTTGTCTTTCAGATTGAGAATCTCGCCGTTCCACGCACCACGGGGCACGCCGCAGCGCTCCAGCAGCTCACCGCCCGCGAGGACTATGTTGCGCTCCAGCTCGCTCACCGTCGCCGCACGAAATGCGTCCACGGTGAATCCGTACCGCCCATCGTCGATCGCCATGTTCTTGACCACCAGCACGCGCCCCGGAGCCCAGCCCACCATCCACACGTGATTGGGGTAGTGCCTGCTCAGCGTTTGCGCGGCCAGCTTCGCCACGAGCTCCATCTGCTGGTTCTCAACATCCGGAGTAGCTTCGACGGTTGCGATGT